CAACAGCTAATTCTTGGACAGGAGTTACTGCATTTAGTGTAGATATAACTCCATCTGCAACATCAAGTAAAGTTTATGTTTTAGTTACTTGTGGCTCATTTCAAACTGATAATGGAAATGCAAGAGCACAAATGAAATTAATGAGAGATAGCACAGATATAGCTTTAGGAGATGCTGCAACTGGTGATGAAGTAAGCTCAGTAGTTTGTGGCAGATCAAATGATGGTGCACATCATCAATTTCCAACTGTTATTTCAGTATTAGATAGTCCAAGCACAACTTCACAAGTAACTTATAATATTTATGTTCAAAGAGGTGCAGATCAAGCTGGAGTAATTTGTTTAAATAGATCAGGTAATCAAGACCAGTATTCTGGTAATACAATTTCAACTATAACTGCTATGGAGATTAAAGGATGATAGATCAAGCAATATTAAAAATAAATCCTAATGCAGAATTTACAGTTAATGCAGATGACATTAATCAAATTACTTGGTTAAATGGAACAACACCAATATCTAAAGCTGACATAGAAGCTAAAATGGTAGAGGTACAAGCAGACTATGATGCTGAAGAATGGAAAAGAAATAGACAAGCAGAATACCCATCGCATGAAGACTGTATCCACGCACTATTAGATGGTGGTGATACACTTACGGAACTACAAGCTAAACGAACAGCTACTAAAACTAAATATCCAAAATCAGGAGCATAGACCATGCTCGGACTAACTTCCTTATCCGGTGCTCCAATATCGACATCGTTCTTTAACCCTAATGTTACAATTAATGTAACAGCAAATCCTTTAACATTAAGTATAGGTAGCGCATCTGCATTAGCAGGATCCTTGGTACAACCAACTGGTAGCCCATTAACACTTGGCTTTGGATCATTAACTATTGCAGCAGCAGCAAATGTTACACCTACAGCTACACCATTTACTTTAGGTGTAGGTACGATTACAGTATCAGCAGCAGCTAATACAAGTGTCACAGGAAACCAATTGACCTTGTCTACAGGAAGTGTTACAATCACTGCAGCTGCGAATGTAAGTCCTACAGGCGTGCCTATGACTCTTACAGTCAATGATCCAGGTATCATTACATGGCAACCTATAGATCCAGGAGCATCACAAACATGGGTTAATATAGACCCTTATTAGGAGAATTATGGCATCAAGTTTTTCAACAAATTCAAAATTAGAACTTATCACAACAGGTGAAAAGGCTGGTCTTTGGGGCACGATTACCAATACAAATTTACAAATATTAGAACAGTTATCTACAGGATATTTATCTCTAGCTGTGGGTGGTGCAGACGTAGCATTAGCATTAGATAATGGAGCTACATCAAATGGTAAAAATATTTACATTAAATTAACAGGAACTTTAACAGGTAACAGAACAGTTACTATTCCAGACTCTGCTGAAAGAGTAATGGTATTTCAAGATGCAACTACTAGAGAAAGTTCTGGAAGTATAAAAACTTTAACAGTTAAAACTGTATCTGGATCAGGAGTATTGATTCCTTCAGGTGCAACTGTATTAGTTTATTCTGATGGAACTAATGTTAATCTTGGTATGAAAACTAAAGGTTATATAACAGTAAACTCTTCTACTGTAACAGCTTATACAGCATCTGCTGGTGAACAGATTTTTGCAAATACAACAGCTAACCCAATTACAATTACACTTCCTACATCACCTGCTACAGGAGATGAGATTACATTTATCGATGCAAGAGGAACATTTAACTCTAACAATTTAATATTAAATAGAAATGGTCAGCCTATAAATACAGGCACATCTAATCTAACATTAACCACTAACGGCCAAGCTTTTACATTAGTGTATGTAGATTCTACAAGAGGTTGGGCATACAAAACTAACACGGCATAAGGAGCACGGACCATGGCTCTTATTGAATATAATTTTCTTCCAGGAATTGACAAACAAGATACGACTGTAGGTGCAGAAAATAGATGGATAGATTCTAGTAATGTTAGATTTAGATATGGTCTTCCAGAAAAAGTGGGTGGTTGGTCTTCTTTAGTATCAGATAGTATTGTAGGAGTTGCTAGAAAACAACATGCTTTTGTTGATCTAGAAGGTAATAGATATGTAGCTATTGGAACTGACAAATTTTTATTATTATATTTTGAAGGTCAACTATTTGATATTACACCTATAAAATCTACAATTGGAAGTGTTGTTATGTCTGCTCAAGATGCAACACAAGAAGTATCTTTAACGTTTTCATCTAATCATAATTTACAATCAGGTGATATTATTTTATTAGATAGTGTTACAGTTCCAAGTGGTATTGGTTTAACAGATGCTGCATTTGAAGATAAACTATTTCAAGTGACGAGAGTTACATCTTCTTTAGTAGCGATTGTAACTGGAACACAAACTACAACAGGAGCTGCCGGTGGTGGAGCGTGTAGTGTAATTCCTTATGAACCAGTGGGTCCTGCTGCACAATCTTATGGTTATGGTTTTGGTATTGGTCAATATGGTGGTACTGTTCAAAGTCCATTTACAACAACTTTAAATGGTGCTTTACTTGCAGACACTAATGGTACAGGTGGATCAGGAACTGTTATTAATGTTACATCAAACTCCGGTCTTCCAACAACAGGAACTATAGCAGTTGGTAATGAATTAATTACTTACACTGGAAAAGGTACAAATACTTTAACAGGTATCACTAGAGGTGCTTTTGGAACTGCAACTGTTGGTACATCAAACGGTCAAGCTCATTCAAATGGTGCAACGGTTACAGATGCTTCAAACTTTACTGGTTTTGGAAGCGCTGTACAAGCTTCTCAAGTAATACTAGAACCTGGTTTATGGAGTCTTGATAATTTTGGTCAGGTATTGGTTGCAACAATTGGAAATGGTAAAACATTTACATGGAATGCAGGAGCTGCAGCACCAACAACAGTAAGAGCATCAACAGGTACATCTGGTTTTTCTACATCATCAAATCCAACAGCAACAAGAACAACTTTAATTTCTCCAACTACACGTCACTTAATTCATCTTGGAACAGAAACAACTATTGGAGATTCAACTACACAAGATGATATGTTTATAAGATTTTCTAATCAAGAAGATATAAATGATTACACTGCAACAGCAATCAACAGTGCTGGTGATTTTAGATTACAAGATGGTACAAAAATTGTAGGTGCAATTAAAGCAAAAGAAACAATTCTAGTCTTCACAGATAATGCTTTATACACAATGAAATTTATTGGTGCTCCGTTTACATTTAGCTTTGAACAAGTAGGTACAAATTGTGGACTAATAGGTAAGAATGCAGTTGTTGAGATAGATGGTGCAGCATTCTGGTTATCTGCAAATGGTTTTTTTATGTTTGATGGTACAGTTAAATCATTACCATGTTCTGTTGAAGATTTTGTATTTGATGATTTTGATACTACAAAAGGTCAACAGGTTGCAGCAGGTATTAATAATCTTTTTACAGAAGTTGTTTGGTATTATCCTTCGTCTAGTTCTAGTTTTAATGATAAATACGTTGTATTTAATTACGGTGAACCAATGAAAGGTGGTGTTTGGTATACAGGAACAGAATCAAGAACTTCTTGGATTGATGCAATTGTATATCCAAAACCTTATGGTACAAAATATGATAGCACAGCAAATGGTACTTTTCCAATTGTTGTAGGTCAAAGTGGTTTAGGTCAAACTAAATTTTTTGAACATGAAGTAGGGACAGATCAAGTTAATGAAGATGGGTCTACTACTATAGTTTCATCATTTGTAAAATCATATGATATTGATTTAGAACAAAGACAAAGAAATGAACAAGGAAAAGCTAGCGGTCCTAAAGTTGCAGGAGAAGTATTTTTAGCTATGAGAAGATTTATACCTGATTTTAAAACTTTAGTTGGTAATGCAAAAGTAAGTTTGGGAATAAAAAGTTATCCTCAAGAATCTGATAGCACAACAGCGTTGAGTCCTTTTACAATAAACTCAACTACAATTAAAAAAGATACAAGAGCTAGAGGTCGATTTATAAACGTTAAAATAGAAAACGATGATAGTGGTGAGTCTTGGAGATTTGGCACACTTCGTTTGGATGTACAACCAGATGGACGTAGATAATGGCTAAGATAAATGTTAGAATACCAGAACCAAAAACAGAATACGATGTATCTAACCAAAAACAAATTAACAGAGCTTTAACTATTATGAAGGATCAATTAAATTCTACATTTTTAGATGAAGTAAAACAGGAGCAAGAAAGATTTTCTTGGTTTATAAGTGGCTAACGTATATAAAAATGAATTAGTAGATTTAACTACTACAGATAATACTACGGTGTACACAACACCGTCTGATTCTAGAGC